ATTATCAACGGCCCATGCTTCTGCTTTTGGATCTTTTACCGGGGCTTGTTCCTGCGCTTTTGGTATCTCTACCTCTTTTTCTTGCTTAGGAGCTTTTGCTAAAGCGTCTTGTTGTGCTTTTAATTGTTCATATCTAGCCTGATCTGCACCTAATTTACCGAGTTCAAGGTTGGCGGCAGCCATGGCTTCAGCGTCTTGATCATCCATAGCTTTCTTTAATTTAGCTTTTGCAGCCTCCATTGAACTTTCAATGCGCCCACCCTCGGCACCGACATATCCGGTATTTAATTTAGATAGTTCCTCTTGAACCTTATCTCTTTCAGATTTTAAAACTTGAGCAATTTTTATTGCCTCTTCTTCTCGTCTTCTAGACTCGCCAAGTTGATAAGCATATTCATCAAATCTCTTTTGAACATTCTTGCTATATTTTTCTTTTGAATCTTTTTTAGGTTCTTCTTCTGTTTTAACTTCCTCTTGTTTTGACTTATCCTCGACTACGGGGGCATCTTCAGTGACCTCTGCTTCAAAGGTATTTTCTTTTTGAGGAATCTCTATTTCTTTTTCTTCCGTTGCTTCAGCTACATCTTCACTTTCGACCTCAACAGAATATTGTTCTTTTTTATTTTCTTTGTTGGCTTGTAGTTCTGCCACTTGTCTATCTACTTCGTTCATGCGTATACTCCTAAGATATCTTCAGGACTTTCGACTGTCCCTAAAATTTCATCGTCATTTAAAATTCTAAGTTCACCACCCTCGATTTTAATTCTTGATCCAGCATATCTTGCTATGATCACCCAATCATTTTCTTTACACCAAGGACCGTTAGGAAATTTTTCTTTGTCTTGATAAGCATCGGGGCCTATCTTTAAAACTAATGCGCAAACAGAAGCTAGTTGTTGTTCCTCTACTGCTTTGTCTGTAAGAAGAACTCCACCTTTTGTTTTTGCTACACCTCTATATGGAAGAACTACAAGTCTCCAACCTGTTGGTTGAGGAACTTTGCTTAAATCAGACTCTCCTCCATTAGCTTTCTTAGCGGGACTTATCCCCACTATTTTCTTTTCTGGCATCACCAGACCTGTCGTCGACTTCATCGTCTACCTCCCATTTGCGGTACAGATCCCTAACATCTGCATCGAGTTTGCGAAGAGAAGTGAGCTGACCAACTAGGAATTGATAATTCGCCCAGTCCTCTACGTTTCCGTCTAGAATTACAGACTTTACATCGTGTTGTCTAGTATTTATTAGACGCAAAATTGCTGAATATATATTTGTTTCCAATTATCTTTTTTTGATAACTTTCTTTAATGTCTTAGCTTGTTTAGCATGTAACTTAGATGCTTTCTTTAAACCTTTAATTACACCTTTTATTGCTTTTACTTTTTTCATTTTTTTGCCTTTGAGATCATATTTTTAATACCGGGTGCCGCCCTAACCCCCAGACTGACGGAGCAGGCAAGATATAATAAATGGGTGTAATACTCAGGAAGAGTTTCTAAAATCTCAAACCCACGAGCTATGTGTGGTTGCATGAAGGGTAAGAAGCTGCAAATCGCTGGAACCATCAGGGCTAGAAGAACAAATTCGTCTTTCCAGCTGCCTTTCATCTGGTCAACTGCTGAGGCCTCCCATGCAACTTTGCCTGCTATTTGTTGTTCCTTGAGCGACTTCTGTGCTTTTATCTCAGTCAGTTTAAGGTCTGCCTTTGCTTTCTTCGTCTCTACGAAGCCTTTGATTGCGTCACCGACCATGTTGCCTATAGGCCCGACTAAAAAGTTAAGCATATTTTCCTACGATTACCAATACTACGACGACTGCAACAATGACAATTAGTTTGCCTTTTTTGTTTAGTCTGCCCCACCAATGGTTTAGTTGGTTCCATTTTTGTTTGATCATATCCATCAGAATACTCCTTTGAATGATGTGCCACGGATAGCAGCACCTGTGCCTCTCATACCTTGAGAGTTAGGTCCCTTTTTAGGGGGAACTGTTTTTGTGAGTCTCTTACCTTCAACTGACCCACCATTTTTCATTTTTTTAACCATACCACCAGATGCGCCTTTTGCAGGTGTTTCACCTTTTTTGTCTTGCTCTGCCATCTGATTTAAAATTTTTTTAAATCTATCAAACTGTGCTTGAGTTTTTATATCTCTATAGGAATCAACTCCTACAGCCTCTTCGGCTTCATCAATAATTTTTTGTGATACTGATAGTCCTCCACCGAAAGTTAGTTTCTTATCAATGAAAAGACCTATCTTTTCTTTTAAGCTAGTTTTTTCGTCAGCCACTAGAATACTCCTTTGAAACCTTTTCCTGTGACTGCTGCTCCTGATCCACGAACCATGCCTCCACCTGCTTTCTTCACAGGCTTCTTCATTTTCTTTGCCATCTTCATTTCTTTTTCAGTAGCAGGACGTAACCCTATCTCCAAAACCATACCACCGTTTTTCTTTTTGATAACACCTCTACCCATTAAAACATCTTTCATAGTAACTTTACCGTCACCACTTAGATCTGGAAATTTTTTTGCAGAGCCTCCATCTTTCAAACCTTGTGCTCTTAATTTTTTAGTTGCCGCTGCTAGACCCCCATCTTTCATAAAGCCCATTTTATTTCTGACTTCTTTTGGAAGTTTTGCTAGTCCCGGATTTTTCTTTTTATCAACTGGTTTCAACATTAGTTTAGTGTCCTATTTTTGTGAGGAAGTTCCTCGTATTTAAAATTTCCTAATAACTGTAGCAGATCCTGAGTTTCTTTCAAACCTAATTCTTTGTACATAGCCCACTGTCCTGCTGCTAATAAAGCACTAGCGATCGCCAAAGGATCTACATCCTGTGATGTATAAATTGTGTGAATGGCTTTAAATTCATTAGTCAAAGCAGTTACGACTTCCCTATCTATATTCTCCCAAGGGCTTTTTTCATTTTTTCTTTTTTTTACCATTTTTTTGTTTACCTGCTTTTTGTAGTGCAATCGCAATCGCTTGTTTTTGAGGTTTACCCTCTCGTCTTAGTTTAGATATATTAGCACTTATTGTGCGATTACTACTACCTTTTTTTAGAGGCATTTATTCTTTCCATTTGTACGGCAGTTCTTTGGTTTTGTATTCTTTGTTGTTGTGCAAGTTTAGCAGCGTCAGATCGTTTTTTATAACTTAACTTTTCTTCTTCAAGTGTTCTTCTAGATAAATCATCAGCTGCATCTAAATTAATTTTTTGTTGTTCTTGATCTAACTCTTGTTGTTTAATTGCAACCAGAGGATCTTGTTGTTGACCAAAAGGTATTGCCTCTTGTTCTTCTGCTACCATTTCATTCATCATTGCCGCAACTTTAACTGCAACTTGTTTTTCAAGTTGTGCTTGGAACTGAGCTTGTAACTCTGGAGGAACATCTCCACCAAACTTTTGAATCTCTGCTTGTAATGCAGGGCCACTCTCTGCCATGACTTCTTGTCTTGCCATTGCTGACGTGTGCTCAACGACGTGTGCTTGAAGTATAGTTGCGACCTGAGGATTATTTCTAACAAGATAAGAACTCATGAAAGCTCTGTGCGCCTCTATGTGAGCAAGGTGATCTTGATCAGGGAATACTGTAAGTTGTCCTAACATCAAAGACTGTGAGTTCTCAACACCAGGATCTAAAGGTTGTGGTCCTGAAGGTGGTGGTAGTAAACTTTCAATATCTTGAACACCGAGTGCCATATACATTCTTCTATATGCTTCGTAAAGATTGTGAACATCTGGTGCAGCTTGTGCTAGTTGTAATTGTGTTTGTGCCAACATAATTCGTTGACTCATAGAGAATATATTTGGATCGGAAACAGGTAAGACATCGACTCTATCATCGAAGTCTTGTTGCTTAATCATTCTGTTTCCACCTGCTACGTTGTATGGATATTCTGGTGGGAGTGTTGTTGCGAATAATTTAGCTAGTAATTGAAACTCTTCTTTTTGTGCGTAGTGACATCTTTTGTGAATAGCTGACATCACTTTGGAACCTTGTTCTAGTAACGCCATAGTTGTGCCGACAGGATTTGCTTGTGAACCATCGCCCACTTTCATATCTGCAATAGCAGCGAACCTTCGACCAGCGTCCACGACAAAACCTAAAAGTTGAAATAAAGTTGCATCAGGTCCTTTGTAAGGTAAAGGCAACAATGCATTTCTAAGATCCCCACCCGGTGCGTCCACGTCTCTAAACTCTCCAGGCATTAGAGGTTCTTCATCATCTCTGACTCTGAGTCCTCTTGATTTAAAACCAGCAGGTAAGTTGGATAATGTACCTGCATCTAACAATGCTCGCAACGACGCTGTTGCAGTTCTTGTCAAACCACCGAGCATGTGAACTAAACCAAAACCATAAAATCCAAGACCAGGTAAAAACTTGTAATGAACAAAATATTTTTGTCTCATAAACATCGGATCGTTTTCTAAATAGTTTCGATAGATAGATAAAATTTTTCCGTTACCTTGCTCCAGTGTTACAACATATGGCAACTTTAATCCTGTTGGTTCTCCGTCTTGACCGATATTTTCAAAGCCTTCTAAATCTAGGTCGACGTGCATTTCTAATAATTGATACTGACCAGAGTATTCAGATTTTTTTACACCCTCTAACTCGTCATACTTTTCTTGTATGTCAGAATAATCGGAATACATTTCATCGCTCTCGTCGATATCTATGTCTCTGTAAAAACCAGAGAGCATTTGTTTTTTTAAATCGTTTGGTGAAATTTTTAGAACGTGTGTAATTCTTTCTGCATCTTCTAATTCTGATGCACCATAATTTACAACTAGATCTTCACTTGGAATAAATTTTGCACACGGTCTTGCCATGTTGCCATCGTAGTAAACTTTTTTAAATGCACTACCTGCGAGTGGTAAATGAAATAAAAGTTGATCCATCTCAGGATCGTATTCTTTCATTTGAAACATTAACTCGTAGTTCATGAACTCTTTGACTCGCTCTGCTTGTTCTTCTACATCAGGGGTTGCCTGACCAATGATAGAGGTTTTAACGGGACCGCCAGCAGGCAAAAGCTCTTTGTAAGCTCCTGCTTGAAACTGCGTGACTGCCTCTGCGAGTAGTGGATGAGAAACTGATGCTGCCCCTCTAAATGGTTCGGAGCGTTCTATATATTTGAAACCTAATAAATCTAATCCTTTGATGTAGCTTTGTTCCCAATCTTTTCTAGATGTGTGATCAACAGAGAACTGTGATCGAAGATCGTTTGATATTTTTGCCAGAGTTTCCTCTGGTATGACTTCGGCTAAGTTTCCTGCGAATCCTGTTTCGGTGTTCGTGGGCACTGGACCAATGCTGACGGTCTCATCCCCTTCAACCTCTACCTCCATGGGAGTATCTTCGGTTACACCTTGCTCTTCTGTAATTTCTTCTTCAACACCTGTTGGTGCTTCGTTTAAAGTTTTATCAATCTCAGCCATTTAATCTTTATACCTTATGCGCCATAAAAAGCAATCTTACGTCTGGGTATATCCTCTATCTCCTCGTCATCTTCATGTTGTAATGCACCGAACTGTCGATACCTCATCAACGCTTGTGTCGTGCTATCTACATAGTCGTCGTTTCTACCATAGGGGAAAGCTGCACATTCTTCAATCACTTCTTCTGCCCACTTAAATGCAGGGTACCAAATCATACCTGACTCAAAAAGTGGTGACACAGAGTTGACTCGAACCATTTTAT